TTTCTGATGCAATAATGGAGCCATCTACAACTAAAGATGCAGCTACCCAGTTAGTGCCATTGAACTCATAAGCATCCCGAGCATTCAACCATTTAACAAAGAATGTATCTTTATTAACTGGATTTCTTCCTGCAACACTTGACGGTGTGAATAGTCCAGTCAAATATGTTGTAGTTATTGTTGGCTTATTTGTATTAACATTTACAGAATAAAATCCAGCACCAACTTGCCCGTCAATACCTTGTTGACCTTGTAAACCGTTCCAACGTACAGGGGTAGACCAAACGCCTTCAATATTTCCGTTACTTAATCTTGTTACACGAGACGCATATATAGGGGACGTTGTATTAGGTGGTGTAATAGTCCAACCAGATGGGTTTGTACCTGTTGGAGTAGTTGAACTTGTTGAATATCTTGTTTCAAAAGTTTTACCATCTAATGCACGAATATCTGCCTCTGAACTAACAGTGTATCCGCCAACAATTAAACGACCATTTAATGTTAATGTTTGAGTTGTTTCATCATAATAAAATAAATTGTTTCCACCAACATTAACCGAAAATTTATTTCTAGCTACGACATTACCAGCATCATCTACATAAAATTGACCATTTGTAGTGTTAACTGTACCAGTACCATACCAAATAGGTAATGCAGTATTGCCGATTTCAACTCTTGTACCAGAAGCAGCAGTTCTAATTAAAGAACCAGTGATTGTTTTACCATCTATTGCATTTGCTTGAATTTTGGAAGCTGTTATAGCATTTGAAGCTATTTGGTCAGCAGTAATTGTATTAGCGACAATTTTATCTGCACTAATTGTATTAGCTGCTATTTTGTCACCGGTTATTGTATTAGCTACAATCTTATCCGCATTCACACTGTTAGCTGCCAGTTGATTGGTGCCTATACTGTTAGCAATGATTTTATCTGCACCAATAGTATTTGCAGCAATTTTATCACCAGTAATGGTATTAGATACAATCTTATCTGCATTTACAGAATTGGCTGCTAATTTATCTGCATTTACAGAGTTAGCTACCAACTTATCTGTACTAATACTGTTTGCTGCAATCTTGTCACCAGTTATTGTATTAGCTACTAATGCATCACCTCTAATTGAACCAGTTAATAATACATCACCATCAATTTGCCACTCGTTTTCGGTATCATTCCAATACAGTTTACGTAAACCAGCACCATTAACTAATTCAAATAAATCACCTTGGAATCTAATACCTCTGGTTTGACTATCAACAGTCAAACCGGTAATTGTATATTTTTCATCTCCTGGTTGTAATACAGAAGTTCCCAAAAATGCACGACTTACGGCTTCGCCTGCATCATCTACAGCGGTTTTTAATATTAAGGCTGCTTCGTTATATGAACCATCTACGCCAACCAACTCTGTTTTAATAGTTGCCAGTGCTTCCTGGTTATCTTCTGCTAAACTTCTAGCATCGATGGCTATGGTAGATACTGGTACCCTTGTATCCCCTTCCAAAACTGTTGTGGCTTCTAGGATTGAAGATGCTACAGCACCATCAGGATCGACAATTGCTCTGTCTAATCTATTAATTTCTGCACTAAATGTACCTTCTGCAGTACCAAGTTTAGCTTCCAAAACAGTAACTTCTTGGGCTAAAGCCAATCTTTCATTGGTTTCAGTTTGTAATGCTGTCTCTGCTCTTGCTACAGATACACCTATTTCAAGTTGATTTTTCTCTGCAAGATATAATCTGTAACCTTCAATTATTTGTTCTAATGCAGTCGAATCTACTTTTTTCTGAACACCCGAAATAGAAACCAAAGCTGTTTGTGATATTGCTTTTGATAAATTAACATCATTTTGAATCTGTTGAACTTCACTAATTGTTGCATAATTGTCTTCTACATTTGTCGCTAAAGTTTCAATTGCTTCAATTCTTGCATCTGTTTCTGTTGTAACCAAATTAGTTACTTCAGTTTTTGTTGCATAAGTATTCTGAAAATTAGTTGTTAATGTATTAATTTCTGTAGCTCTTGCAGAAGATTCATCACTAACTAATTCTGTTAATTCATCCTTTGTAGCTTCAACAGTCGAATTGAAAGATGATTCAAGTGTTGAAATACTTTCAATTCTAGCATCTCTTTCTGTAGTAACAGCATTTGTTAATTCAGTTTTTGAAGCATAATTGTTTTGAACATTAGTTTCTAAAGATGTAATTTGACTAGCTATAGCATCTGTTTCTGAACTAATTAAATTTGTTAAATCTGTTCTTGCAGCTTGGATTTCATTTCCAAAATTTGTTTGTAATTGATTGAACTGAGCAATTCTTGCAGATTCTTCATCGCTAATAGCTTGTAATAATTGATTTACATTAGTTGTAATTTCATCATTGAATTCTGTTTGCAGATTTAAAATTTGTTGTGATAAACTTTGTTCTGTATTACTAACAGTTTCAAGTATAGATGTAGCAGAAGCAGATATTGCTTGATTGAAGTCTGTCTCTAGTGTTTGTACTGCTTGAACCCTTGCCTCTGTCTCATCTGCTATTGCTTGATTTAATTCAAATAAAGTAGCATTGACCTGTCCAACATCAGTACCAAATTTGGCTTCCAATAATAAGATTTCTTCTGCTAAAGCTAATTGCTCATTGGAAATTGTATTCAACTCATTTTTTGCTAAGGCTATAGCTACACCTTGTTCGAGTTGATTTTTCTTTGACAGATATAATTGATATTCTGCTTGTAAAGCAACTTGCTCTAAGTCTTTTGACTTTGATTGAATTCCTGAAATATTGACTATCTGTTCTTGAATTCTACCGTTTGCTGCATCTATTAAAGATGAAGCGACAACTAAATCACCAGTTATGGTTTCCAGTTGATCATCTAAACCACCTTCCCTTTCATTGTATGCTTGAACAGTTTGCTCAATATTTGCATTTGCAGCATCAACCCAAAGAGCAGCATAGTTTGCTTTGGTTAATGTATCTTCTGTATCAAATTCCTGTAATGTAGCTTGAATAGTTGCATAGCTATCCAAGCCATTCAGAACAGTCTCTACGTTACTTCTGGTAACACCCTCTGCGGTGTATTGGTCTACAGTAACATAGTTGGTTAGACTGGCTTCCAGAGCGTTTAAATCTATACCGACTTGGTTAATCTGAGCAGTAATACCTTCCAACTCTGTAAGAGCAGCAGAGGGTTTACCAATTGTGATAGAATTTACAGTGAATGTATCAGCTACAGATGCACCAAGAACTAATCTAATTCCAGTGACGTTACCGGTATATGTAGACTCACCATCCAAATTAAGGTTACGGACAAACACACTACCAGTAGGAATATCTTCAATAACGCCTGTATAAGTTTGAGTTGAGTTATCATCAAAAGTAACAATGATATTACCTGTCCAACCAGAACCACTTGTACGCTCTATACTGATTGAAATAAGAGGGTTTTCATCTGCGACATAAGACAAACTGGTATTCTGTATATCACCCCATGTCAGATTAATTTTAGATGTAGCTGGTGTCAGAGTACCATTTACAGCTACCCAACCTTCATTTGAGTTAAAGAAACCAAATGAATAAGCCGGTAAAACTGCATCAATAGCACCAGCAATGGCTTGGTTAACCTCTGTGTAGGTAGCCCGTAAGTCAATTTGACCAGCTTGTAACAGCAGCTCAGATTCAGCATTTGTTATTCTATCTTCTGCTGATGTGACTCGTTGAGCTTGTAATTGAATTTCCGCATTTACACCATCAATCAATAAACCGGCTTGTGTAAATTGTTGGTCAGTGTATGCGTATGCAAGATTTCTGATTGTTCCTGTAGTCGGATCAACCTCAAAAATAGCATTAGTAATATCAGATTGGTTTTGTCTTAATTGGACAGCTAAAGCAGTTGTTTCAAAAAGAAGTTTGTCACTTTCTTTTCTGTCCAACATATTTTTATTGATTTCAACTTTTACAGAATCTTGTACTTTTTGTAATTCAGTTTTTGTTTCTTCAATTCTTTGAGTTACTGTATTATCTAATTCACCAATTTGAAGTGTAAAATCAGATTGATATTGTTCAATTTTATCGTCAAGATTAGTTATAGCAGTATTAACAGTAATTAGACTGTTTGATGTATTATCTGAAAGTTGCTGAATAGCTGTATCAGTTTCATCTCTTAGATCAGATATTTATGTGTTTGTAGAAACAACTAAGTCCTGTAATTCTTGATCTAAATCAGAAGTTACATTAGTGATATTACCAATATCGGTGTTTAACTGATCTAATTCATTTCTAACTTGAACAAGAGTAGTATTATTCAGAAATGTTAATTCATCATCTAATTCCGCCAATTTCTGTGCATTGTCGGCTAAATCCAGACTGACCTGTACTAATGTAACATCATTTAGATATTCTAAATCTTGGTTCAGTTCTATTAATTTTTGAGCATTATCTGCTAAATCTGCATTTACGCCAGGTAAGATGTTATTGTTTAAGTCATTTAAGTCTGCTTCTACAACATCTAATCTGTCTTCCAAATCACCTATTGGACCACCTGGTCCTAACCTTGCAACCAAATCACGAGCCAAAACTCCAGCAATAACAACATCACTATCTTCTACAGACAAATCATCTCTAAATTCATCTATAGCAACAAATTCAAAATTTGTGTTAGAATCTGGATTTGTCCCAGGTTCAACTGTATGCGGTAATGTTCCTGTCCAAGACCAAATACTTCCTGCGGAATCTACACCAACATGTGAAGGCTCGGTAAATATAAAACCTTGTTCAAAGAATCCAACAACTTCAACTGGATTTGTAGTTTTGTTTAGAATATCACCGATTTCCATCAAGTGGACACCTCTTGTTGACAGATTGACTTTTTCTGTTTAAAATGACACTAATAAATCTATTTAGTGGAACACTAGGAGAAAACATGATTCATATTCTTAATCAACTATCATCTACATCTGGACGTAATGACAAAACACAAATTCTGTCATCATTGACTGGTCCAGAATTAGACACATTCAAATCTGTAGCTGTTTTAACATATAGTCCCGAGATTGACTTCTATGTTAAAAAATATACTCGGTCAAATATCCATACAGGTTCAAAATCACTGAATCAAGTATTGTCGGAATTAAATGTTTTGTCGAATCGAATTTTAACTGGTAATGCAGCTATTCAATTCTTACAAGCTTGTGATGAAGTGCTATCAGAAGATGATGCAGAAGTGTTACATCGGATTATCCAACGTGATCTGAAATGTGGTATCAATAAAAAGACAATTAATGATATTTGGCCAGAATTGATTTATGAACACCCATATATGCGTTGTTCAAGTTTTAATTCAAAAAATCTATCCAACATTAAACTTCCTGCTTATAGTCAAACTAAGGAAGATGGTCTTTATATTGACGTAATTGTTGATAATGGTAAAGTGACTCATAGAACACGTAATGGTAGTTTTATTCAACTATCAGAAGCAAACAGAGATGCGCATTTAATCCGTTATGCAGATAACCATGTATTACAGGGTGAAGCTGTTGTCCTTAGTGAAGATGGTACATCATACTTGGACAGAAAAACTGGAAATGGTTACCTAAATTCAGACAGTATTGATACGAGTCGTGTTGTATTTGTTCTATGGGATATGATTCCATTAGCAGATTACAAGAAAAAAACGTGTAAAATCAAATACCAAAACCGACTAATTGAATTAACAAAAGTTGTAGATAATTCTTTAGGTCTTGTGATGATTGATACAGAAGTTGTTACATCTATTGACGAGATCATCAAACACTTTCAAGATAATGTTGCCGATGGTAAAGAAGGTACAGTTATTAAAAATTTCAATGGTTACTGGAAACCTGGTACATCTAAGGACCAAGTCAAATGTAAAATTGAATTTGAAATGGAACTTGTGGTGGTTGACAAGAAAGAGGGTACTGGTAAAAACGTAGGACGACTTGGTGCCTTAACATGTGAATCATCTGATGGTTTAGTTAAAGTATCAGTTGGTTCAGGATTCTCAGATGAACAACGTGATGAGTTCTGGAATACCGATATGAACGGCAAAGTTGTTACGGTAAAAGCTAATGACTTAATTCAGAATCAAAATACTTTAGAAGTCTGGTCACTGTTTTTACCTAGATTCATCGAAGTTAGAAATGATAAAAGTGAAGCAGATTCACTTGACCGTATCAAAGAACAACGTGATGCATTCGCAAACAGTTTATCGGCAATTAATTTATAAGGAACTACAATGAAAGGAACAACTTCAACATCAATAGGCAGTGTTATTTTCCTATTTTTATGGATAATGGGATTTGTAGTTGCTAAAGGATTTTGGTCAACTCTATTCTGTATTATTCCATTCTGGGCACTTTATCTGTCCATTGAACATATCTTATTATCTGTAGGGTGGTTATAATGCCACTCTATGACTATAAATGTAATTCTTGCGAACATACTTTTGAATCAAGTAGAAAGTATGATAACCGACTTGACCCAGAATCCGAACCTTGTCCAGAATGCGGTGCAACAGATGTGAAATATAAGATTTCTGCTCCAAACATCTGTTATTCTGCAAAAGGTTCTTTAAAGACCACGGATTCCTTTAATGATCGGTTAAAAGAAATTAAAAAGAAAATTCCTAAAGCAGATGGTGATAGGATGGCCCATAATATTAGGTGATAAATAAAATTGACACAAACAGTATGAGTCATTTTAATGGAACTAATTAACCTAAAATTTGATTTCACCGATTTCAGCCCAGGTAGATGAAAGTCTCTTGGGCTTTTTTGTGTCTCACTTTTAATCAACGTAGGTATTTGAACTATGTCAAGAAATAACAGAGCAAAACGTGAAGCAAAACAACAACAGAGTTATGAATTTCAAGAACCACAAAACAATGTTTATCAATTGGAATTTAAACGTCCATCAAGTAAACCTATTGAAGCTCTAACAGATAATCAACAGTCGCATTTAACATCATTATTGCATGACAGTATAGTTATTTCAATCGGTCCAGCCGGTACAGGCAAGACATATTTGAGTGCAGCTGTTGCCGCAGAGATGTATATGCAAAAACATGTGCGTCAATTAATTCTCACAAGACCTGCTGTAGAAGCTGGTGAAAAACTAGGTTTTCTACCAGGTGACATAGATGAAAAATATGCACCATATATCAAACCATTCATGAAAGGTATTGTAGATAGGATTGGTTCAAATAAGTTTCAGTGTGATTTTGGTAAAAATATTCTTGCAGAACCTATTAACTTTATGCGTGGTGAAACATACGACAATGCAATTATCCTACTAGATGAAGCTCAAAACTTGACAATCAAAGAAGTGAAGTTGATTCTCACTCGAATAGGTAATAACACGAAGATGTTCATTTCTGGTGACACAGTTCAATGTGATCTGGATTTAAATGGAGAGGAGAATGGTCTGGCTTGGTTAATTAGACAGTTTAGGGACCAACAAATGCCGTTTGACATAATTGAATACAATATGAAAGATTGTGTCAGATCTGATCTATGTAAGATGATGTTAAAAATGATCTCCAACGCAAAGTAGTGTAGACAAATACATTGGAGTCTGTTATTCTGTGAACAGACTCCAATTGTGAAGGTTTTGATATGATATATGAATGGTTACAGACATTTAGGATAATTTATATCCTAAAGAAAAAATCAAAATACAAATTTAAAGTTAGAATTACTTTACAAGAATCTTCAAGATATATGTTTCGGTGTTTTGATTATAATTATAAAAGACGCTGTTCTAGTATTGTAATTTGTATGTCCGTTTTTGCAAAAAATCCTACTATAACTTTTCTTCATGAATATGGACATATTCTTGATATCATGACAGTTAAAAATGAAAAACTACTAGCTAATAACGGTTATATGTCATTTAATGATGCTTCGAGTATTAGACAAAATTATGTCCTAAACTCAGAAATAAAAGCATCTAAGTGTGCTTTAAGATTATCAAAACTATTCTGCACCAATAAAAACAAATATAGGGAATATCTATACTGGGCTTTTGGTACATATTTAAAGTTATACAAAGAAAATATTGATAAAGCTGATTTAGATTATAGAGCATTCAAGTTATTCGGAATAAAAGATGTCATTAGGTTTTAAAACATTTGAATGGATTAATTTACCATTTCAAGAAATTCAGACAGAAGAGGGGCAGACTAGGTATTACCTAGTTGGTGACCAAAAACTACCATCCATGACATCCATTCTCGGAATTTTGGAAGATGGAACCATAGATGATTGGAGAGATGCCGTAGGACACGAAGAAGCAGACCGCATTGTATCAGAGGCAATTAAAAGAGGTAATAGCTTACATGAAATCTCTGAATTATATCTAAAAAATGAATTGACCAGAGATTTAATAAAGGGACCTGGTGCATTATTATTTAACAGATCAAAGAAATATCTTGACGAATTAGGTCCAATAGTTGCAATAGAAGTTCCACTATATAACCTAAAAATGAATTATGCAGGTAGGGTAGACTGTATAGCTTTTCACAAAGGTGATTTATGTATAGTTGACCATAAAAATTCAAGAAATCCTATAGATTTGAAAAAGGATTATGGTCGTAAAAAACTATTCAAGTATTTGTTACAGATGCAAGGTTATCGTGCAGCATTTAAAGAAATGTTTCCTAAATTTCCTGAACCGACACACGGTATTCTAATTGTCGGTAATTTTAGGACTATGAACTCAACAATGTTCAAATATAAACTAGACTCTATGGAAAAAGAGTTTGACTTATTAATAAATTCGTATTATGGTAATGCAGATATAAAGGAATCAGCTTACTATCAACTGTGAGGTATTTGTTATGAAGACTATTTTAATGTTTTTACTAATTATTTCTACAAATGTTTTTGCATCTTCTTACAAGTCTTGTAAAGATTTGGCTCAATTAGAGGAATGGCAACTTCACAATCTCCGTATAGCATACAACCATGGTGCTCATCACGGATTACAACATACTATGATGGCAATAGCATTATTAGAATCCAATGCTGGTAAGTGGAAAGTCAATTATTTTTCTAACGACTTCGGTCTATTTCAGATTAATATAGAAACTGCGGCAAACACTCTTGGTGTCACAGATAAGTACAAGAAAATGGAATTAGCGGAGTTGTTAATTCATAATCATGATTTGAACGCAACTATTGCGTTATCTGTTTTGAGTCATTTTGATAAAGGTAATTACAAAGAAATGATTATGTCTTATAATGAAGGCTACCGTTGGCGTAGGGACAAAACATCTAAGAAAAAAGCACTTTCCTACTATACAACTGTGTCTGGATATGTTAAACTGCTAAGACAGTGTAGAACATGGGAGATGTAAATGTTCAAAAATGATAATGAATTTAGTCTGTATATCGAACAAGTTAAAATAGATAAAGGATTTGAAACATATACAGAGACTATCACTTATCTATATGAAAATGAATTTGACCATGAAATGGTTGATATTGCCAAAATGCTCAATAAAAAAATCATTGATACGATTCAACGTGAAGCAGAGGAACGTGGTTTAATGAAGACCACGGGAATCAGACTATTTTAGGAGATTGTTATGAGTCAGAATTTTGAAGTTGGTAAAAAGTATATTGTCTTACAACCTTTTCATCATTGGGGCAAAGGCAATATTATTGAAGTGGATAGCATTCGGGGTGGTGATGCATACTTTAGATGTGAAATTGTTGCCACTAAAAGAAGATTGGTAGACGGTTCTATAAAAGAATTAGATGAACCTAGTGATCGTGATTTGCGGAAATTATTAAAACCCGGTATCTCTGTTGTTACTTTTAGAGATAAAACACTAGGTAATGCTCTGTTAATTTCAGATACGTTCTTTAGTGTTTCATTACAAATGCAAAGTTCTATTGATGGATATAATAGTTGTTTAAAATATGATAGTGTTCATACGGATGCATTTGATATTTTTTCAATTCATGAAATTGAAGCAAAACATAAAGATAAATCTTGGAACGGTAAATGGCCAGTTGGTAAACTTATTTGGTCACGTGAAAACGAACACAATAAAATCAAAGAATTGGAAGCAGAGATTCTTGCAAAACAAAAAGAATTAAATGAATTAAAAGAGAAATTCAGTTGATAGCATATCAGACTTATAAATCCATGCAACTACACTTCATGAATAAAGGTTATGATGGTTGGAAGTATGGATTTAAAAAGAAAATTGATGAAACAAAACAGATACCATGGGAATGGCAGTTTAGAGCTATTGAACGTGAATATCCAACTACAACAGAATTGGTGAGATATTATTACCCTTCGTTTGCTACTGGTAATATCAAACCTGTTCCTGGTATTATGAAAAAGATGCACCAAAATTTCATAAAAACATTGGAGCAGACTATACGAGATTGGGATAATCTGTTAGAATTGTTTTCCTCTTTTCAAGAACTACACTCACAAGGTGTAGTTCTACCAAGAATCTATGAAGTATGGGAATCAAATAAAGTTTCATTTGAATCAAAAGTTCTTATGTTTCTTGTTATTCCTACACTAAATAGAATTGTCAGTGCAGAGCCTTATGTGTGGCAGAAAGTAAAAACTGAAATTGAGTTTCATAAAAGGTTTTACTCTATGTACATATCAGCAGATTTAATAAAAGATCTGCAACTCCGTACACTTGACAAATTTAAATAACATTAAATGTAACTTAAAGGTAATTTAAAAATGACTATTGATTTTTCAAAACTGAAATCCAACCGCGGTTCAACTCTGTCTAAATTAACAGAAAAACTGGAATCTATGAATAAAGGTTCTGGTGGCCAACGGGACGAGCGGTTATTTAAACCAGGTTTCAATAAACAAGAAGGTAAGGGTTATGCAGTAATCCGATTCTTGCCTGCCAAATCTGGTGACCCGTTTGTTCGTGTATTCAGTCACTCTTTCAACCACAATGGCCAATGGTATATTGAAAATAGTCGGTCTACCATCGGTGAAGAGGATCCAGTAGGTATTTCAAATACGCTATATTGGAAAAAAGGTGAAGCTGAAGGCAACGAAGCATTTAAAAACGTGGCTCGGAAACGTAAGCGTAATACAAAATATTATGCAAACATCTATGTTGTTAAGGATACAGTAAATCCAGAAAATAATGGCAAAGTCATGATCTACGAATTTGGTCCACAGATTTTCAAGATGATTGAAGCTGTTGCTAAACCAGAATTTGAAGATGATACTCCGATGGATCCATTTGATATGTGGTCTGGTGCAGATTTCAAAATCAAAATTGTTGGTAAAGAAATTCCAGATTCTCGTACTGGTCAGAAAACGATTGTCCCGAACTATGAAAATAGTGAGTTTGATCGTCAATCTGAATTCCTTGATTCAGACGAAGCTCGTGAATCTATTTTTAACCAAACTCATGATTTATCAGAATTCTTAAAAGTTAAGTCATTCGAGGAATTGGCAGAACGGTTTAAGAAAGTTACTGGTGAAGCTCATGATGCTCTGGAATCAGGTGACCCTGCAGAAGCTGTCGCTGCAAAACTTCAACAACAAGCAAATCTTGCTCAACAACAAGCAGAACCAGATGTTGGTAAAAGTTTAAATGAACCAGACCCTTCCGATTCTGATACAGATGAAGAGGAAGAGGAAGAGGAAGATGATGTCCTTGCGCAGTTCCGAAAACTTGCTCAAGGTATGTAAAATACCGTAAAAATAATTCAAAGGTCTGTAGACAATACAGACCTTTTTGTTTTATACTGAATCTGTAAAAGCAATTGTGAGGAATTTATATCATGAATGTTCATATTCCAACAGATTGGATAGTTAATCCAAAACCTAATACAACACTTTACAAAGACAGATATTGGGCGGTTATCAAACCTGGTCATATAACGATTTATGCACCAGATGATAGATTTATGCACCAACCACTTTGCGGTTTAACTAGAGAAGAAGCATTACAAATTCCTGGTGCAATAGGTTTTGTCTATTTACCTAATGCATATATTCCAATTCAGGAGCAAATGGTATGAAAATTATAGCTACAAATGTAGGATATTTTTGCAAATATATCACCAAAGGTAAAATCTATGAAGTGTTAAAGGTTATACCCTATAAACATGGTGACATCGTCATTATTCAGGATGATGATTTAGATGTCATTAATATTCCCTTAAACCATATTGAAAAGAATATAACTTGTGCACACGGTGTATTATGGGAGATTGTAGATGAGCAAGTATAGAATTATCAACAATCGAGGATATAAACTCGATTACAAGAAAGTTGTGTTTTCCGACGGCACGTCAATTATCAATTTGATCGTGGATGATAATTATATCAATTCCAATGTGATAACAATCACGATTCCAAGTTCAATTACAAAGTTTGATGATGTTCTATGGGATTTATTGTTATTAAAAGATGTATTATTACATAGATTCAGAAAATCATTAGAAACGATTAATTTGAATTTTGAATATCTGCCACATGCTCGTGCAGCACGTAGAATCAAAGCTGTGTTAGCAGATCCGGTAAAATGCTTCAATTTTATGGAATATACAGCTACAGCTTTAGCTAAAACAGAACCAGAGGTGTTTCTAAAATCTGAATATCATGATTTACTTAAAGAGCTTTGTGTCTAAGTTTATTTTATGAATTGATATAATTACAAATCTTATTACTTTTAAGGAGAATCTTTTATGAAATTAAAATTTTTTACTATTTTAATGCTTTTATTATTAACTGCGTGTAGTCGTGAGAATTTAGGTATTTCTGCTAAATCTGGGAGTTTAAGTGAAGCAGACTTCGAAGTCCAGTGTCTAAACGGTGTTCAATATTACGTCAGAACTGTTGCATATAAAGGTTATATGGCAGTTAAAATTAATAAAGATACGTTAAAACCAGAAACTTGTAATCAATAAGGAATTTCATTATGTCAAACTATAAAGCTATTATCGCAAAAATTGATACCACAATTCAGATTCCCGGTGCAGACAATATTCATATTGCAAAAGTATTAGGTGAATCTGTTATTGTCTCAAAATTCTGGGGAGAAGGTAAGATTGGTGTATTCTTCCCTGCTGGTACTCAGTTATCTGCAGAATTCTGTAAAACAAACAATCTATATCGTGATGCAGAACAAAATGCAGACAAGACCAAAAAAGGTTTCTTTGAACAAACTCGTCGTGTTCGAGCTCAACCTTTCTTAAAGGTAAAATCTGAAGGTTACTTTACAGATTTAGAATCACTAGCGTTTACTGGATATGATCTATCCAAATTGAAGATTGGTGATTCATTCGAAGAGTTAAATGGTAAATCTGTTGCCATGAAATATATCAACGAGAAAACACGCCAAGCTATTGGTAATCGTGGCCAGAAAGCACGTAAAAAGGTTTCAACTCCACTATTTGTTGAACATGTGGACACAGAACAATTTAAACACAATATCCATAAAATCCAAAAGGGTGATTTGATCTCAATTCAGTCAAAGAAACATGGTACATCTGGTCGATATGCATATACCAAGGTGATGATTGAATTACCAAAATGGAAACAAATTGTTAACCGTTTTGCTCCAATCTTTCCAGAGTTTAAATGGGATTATGTTGTAGGGACCCGTCGTGTTGTACTGGATAATCCAGAAAAAGAAGGTTTCCATGGTTCTGAAGGCTATCGGTTTGAAGTGTTGGAAAAATTAAAACCTTATATGACCAAGGGTATGACAATTTATGGTGAAATTGTAGGTTATGCAAATGGTAAACCTATCATGTCACCACATCATACCAAAGACTTAAAGGACAAAGCTGTTACTAAGAAATATGGTGACACAATGATCTACAAGTATGGATGTCTGGAAGGTGAAAATAAGTTCCATATCTATCGGATTACATATACAACCGAAGATGGTGTTCATATTGATATGACACAACAACAGTTGGTTGCATGGTGTAAAGACCGAAATATTGAACCTTCTTATGATTTGGTTGAACCGTTTATCTATGATGGCGATGATCAGAAACTGCGTAGATTGGTTGATGAATTGACAGAACGTGAAGATGTTTTAACAGAAGATTATCATGACCAATCTCATATTTCAGAGGGTGTTATTGTCCGTGTTGATAGAAACACAACAACTCCATTGTTCCTGAAATCTAAGTCCTATCGGTTCAAAGTCATGGAAGGCATTATCCAAGAAAAAGAAGTTGACTTGGAAGATGCATCTTAACAAAATAAGTGTTGACTTTTCTGGAGTCAGAATTTAAACTGGCTCCGTAATTTAAACAAACGTGAAGGAAATTATTATGTCATTTAACTCAGTTCGTGTTTCAACCCGCAATAACTCTATGGACCATGTTGGTTTTGAATTTGGTGGATTATTTTTGGTTTGGTCAAAAGCCAAAAATGATTTTCTAATTCCGTGTTCACATAATCGTTATAAAATCGGACCAAGTGTTTATTCTAAAGGTAGTTTTAACTACAACACTTCGTTGAAAACTTCTTCCGAAGATTTACAACATTGGTTAAAATCAAAACTGTTCACTCAGTCACAAATTAACAAAATTATGACTAAGTTGAAATCGTGTGATTTGTTCAACAACTATGCTCGCACTACAGCATCGGTTTCAAGTCCATCAAAACGATATACCAATCCAGAAGATGGTGGTTTTATTGTTGTGGTTGCACGGGATGGTTCTTTACGTCCAAGTCAATCACCAGTTGTACATAAAACAGAATCTGCTGCTAAAGATAAAGCCAAACGGTTAGCAGAAGAACATCGCGGTCAGGAATTTTATGTGTTGAAAATTGTAAGTTCTGCATTAATCCCTGTTGCACCACAAGCTCGTATCAAATCATTTAACTAAAATGAAGCCCCTATAATTATGGGGCTTTGCTTTTATAGTGAGATAATTATGGCAAATTTTGAATATGTAAAAGGTAATTTGATCGATGCTTACCTTAATGGTCAAGTTCAGATTATCGGTCATTGTACAAACTGCCAAAATACATTTGGTTCAGGTATAGCAAAAGAAATTCGTGAACGGTTACCAGAGGTATATACAGCTGATACTCTTCACTATTACAATTTGAATAAACAAAATCTATTAGGCACTATTTCCAGATTCAAAGGTGTGTTTAACCTTTATGGTCAGGATTTGTACGGCACTCAAAGACGTCAGTTGAACTATGGAGCATTTGCTTCTGCTTTAACAAAGATGGTTTATGAAATCTTTAAAACACATGATTTAGCAAAATTAAATGGATATAATCCTATTATTGGATTTCCATACAAGGTTGGTTCAGACCGAGCTGGTGGCGATTGGGAAATTGTCAAAGAGTTGATCGAATTTGCTTTCAAAGATTATAAATGGGAAGTCAAATTCTACCATTTAGGAAATCTGTAATGCCAAGCTATAATATCCAGTGTACAAATGAAAAGTGTCATATGTCCATTGAAACTGTAGAAATCAGAAAGAAAATGTTGGAACCATTTCCTAAATGTTCAGAATGTGGAAGTGAAACAAAGAACGTAATGGTTCCTACTCCATTCTCTACAAAAGGTTCTGGATGGTTCGGCAAATCTAGGAGTAATTAGATGAAACGTATTGGTGGTACAATAGAAAATTGGCAAGTTGTTGATTGGTTAGGTCAAAATGTTGTTATTGGGAATATATTTGGTGATGATCATTGGAAAGATGGTACATCTATCAGAACATCTACAATCCTTACTATGTCTGAAACAGAAGTCGAAACTCTGAATACAATTTACAAATTAGGTACTCCAAAACAGTAGACAAATCTGGAATCGGTTATTATACTGGTTCCAGATTTATAAGTGAAGGAATTTATCATGAATCATACCGAATTTTTGTTAAGACTTAATCCAGAATACAAACCAGAAAAATCCGATTTGGAAAAATCCAGAGAAATGCTGTATACTCTTGCAGATCATTTTATTAAATGGTTTCGAGAATCAGTTTTCAATCTTGAAAACCAAGGCGATAAAAAACTGAACTACACGACATTCGTGTATTGTTCTGGTAAAATCTTTCTGTCAGACTTGACTAAGGAACATAGAAAATTTCTGAACGATAATAGTTTGTTCTTTAATATGAATCTACATACACATCATTCTTATATTGTTGCTATACAATATACGGACAATTTCTATAACATCAGCGAATCGTTCAAAGATTTTATAGAAGTACATTCTTTAAATGATGACCGCGAAAATGATGATGTGTTTATACCTGTGCCTGCGTATTACTTCCATAACAATTTAACAACTGAAGAAGCTCTAGTTAAGTATAAAGAATGGTTCGATGTTCATGTAGATAAACCTTTACGTGCAGTCTATCAGATGTACAAAGATGAGCAATTAGAGAAAAAGAGATTGCAAGAAAGCTTCGCTATTGCTAAACTTAAGAAAGAAGCAGAAAAATTAGGTTTAACTTTGGTACCAAAAGATGAATAACTTATTTTCTGGTGTAATCAATTCATTTAAAGGTCAATATCATTTCCTAAGTAATTTTTATCCTTGTGAAGTAGAATATAAGGGTGTTGTTTGGCCAACACTAGAGCATGCTTACGTCTCGGCTAAAATTAAAAATTATGATGATGTAGAAAAATTATTAAAAACATGTGATACACCGGGTAAAGCAAAAAGATTCGGTAGAAAAGTTGAAATTGTAGATAATTGGGACAGTATTAAATTTAACATAATGTACAAATTATTATGCAAAAAATTTGATAATCCGGTTTTGTTACAAAAACTAAAAGATACAGGTGATAAATTACTTGTTGAGGGTAATGATCATGGTGATGTTATATGGGGCGTATGCAATAAAACTGGAAAGGGTGCTAATAAATTAGGTCAATTATTAATGTTTATTCGTGATACAGGTGTATAATATGAATCTTGAAAAACAACTGAAAACAGTTCTCAGAAGTAGATTTGACGGAGCATCTAAACAACGCGTCATTAAATCTACTTACAAACCACCTCAAATCCCTTCTTGGCGAGATTCTGTTAGAACAATTAACCGAGTTAATACTAACAGTTGTGTTACCACCAAGAATCCCGTACAGACGTACACAGGTGATCTGGTAAAAGGTATTGCTCTATTCCATAAGTCATGTTTTCAACCTATAATCAGTCAGGAAGCTGCAATAGATGTAGCGAGAATGCGTAGATAAATTTTTGTTGACTTTTCTGTGGGTACAATTTACTATGTACCCGTCTTAAAACATGAAGTGAAGGTGAATTTATGAAATTAAAACATGAAGATAACATTGTCCTGTCAAATACTCAAAATGAACGTCGGTTCACTATCAATCCAACTGCTAAAGCATTCCGTATTTTATCAGATTCTCTGTATAGTCGGAAAATCGAGGCAATTATTCGTGAATTGTCTTGTAATGCTTATGACAGTCATGTTATGGCAGATAAAACAGATGTACCATTTGATATTCATTTACCAACTCAATGGGAACCTTACTTCTCAGTTGAAGATTTTGGTTTAGGTTTATCCAAAGAAGATGTAGAATCAATCTACACTAGCTATTTCACATCAACCAAAACAGAATCCAATGATGTGATTGGTGCATTAGGTTTAGGTTCCAAAACTCCTTTTGCTTACACAGACACATTTAATATTCGTACCCGGAAAAATGGTATCGAGCTTCATTATAATGCTTTTATTAACAGCTTTGGTGAACCATCAGTTTCACTAATCTCCGAGAAACAAACATCTGAACAGAATGGTGTATTAATCACAGTACCAGTTCGTGATTCAGATTTCCATAAGTTTAAATCTGATGCAGAAAAAGTATTTGCTTGGTTTAAAGTTCAACCAACAACAAACATTTATATCCATCCAGATCGGTCAGACTATGACAAATTATCAGAAAAAGATTATCATATTCAAGTAAGTCGATACAATTCTGATTTTGTTATTGCAGTTATGGGTAATGTTGCTTACCGTGTTGATTCTGTTAACAAAACTTTTGAAGAACATCTAACAGATTCTGCAAAGAATTTCATGAAGAACAACTCACTTCTGGTTCGGTTCGAAATCGGTGATTTGGATGTAGCAGCTTCTCGCGAAACAATTTCATTTGACGAAGGCACTCGTGATTTCTTTCTGAATAAAGTTAATTCAATCATTGATGATTTTGGTGCAGAAGTTCAAGGTCATATTGACAATGAAATTACAGATGTTCGCGATGCAATCAATTATGTTGAACGACAAGTCGGTCAGTGGGCGTGGCACGTATTCAAATACAAAGGTGGATATCTACACGACTATCGCAGCAAATGTCTAAACAAAGTGTTGGTTGAGCAGATAGTTGCAAATGACCTGAAAATGGTCGACGAATACTTAGATGGTACACTGTTAGTTGATGACCAAGGTAACCCGAGACAAGTCAAGGAATCTGTTTCAGATGTTATCGAGGAATCATTCTACGGTTATAAAACAAACCGACACAATACAATAACTTTATTGAATCTGCGATGGAATGATCGGCTAATTAGCCGAATTGGTTCAAGTAGCTCAATGATTATCTTGGAAGGTAAAGCAGAAGGTGTCCATGCAGCCGCCAAAGAAATTGCAAAACAATTAAATTACCTGATTGGTGTGTATATCACAGAGCGGAAATTGTCAGATGAAACCAAAGAATATATGACAAATATGTTAGGTGATAAATTTGTTGTTATTGATTCTGTAGAATATTGTACAGAACGAAATGACAGATTAAAAGAGGAACGGAGACTCAAAGCACTTGAGCGGAAAGCAAATATCGCAAAAAAACCTACTCTTCGGAAACCTCGGAAACCTAAAAATTCAATCTGGGTTAAAGAATTATTTGACAACACAAAAGGTGTCCAAGATAGAACACTAATTGACCCTGATACTTATGCAGATAAACGGATCATGGTTCTTCGGAAAGATCGGTCAAAGTATTCATTTGAAGCAAATAATACGTCATATCACTTTGACAGACAATATATTAGTTTTTACCTAATGTCATTCAAATTGGACGCAATCATTGTTCTAGCCAACTCAGAATATGACAGGTTAATCACTAAGTTACCAAGTATTGTTAATGATGAAGTGATCAATCTTTGGTTGAAGAAAGAAGTTCTTGATCATACACTGGTTTATCAACGTATTCTGGGTTATGAATATTGTATTTCATCAATAGACGATTTAATGACTTTTAACTATGACAGCGGCAAACTTGCTCAGATGGCATTCGATGTTCTGAAATCATCATGTCCTGTAACAGAAATCTTACTTGACATTATTGAAAATAACAGATATATCAATGTACCTTATCAATACAATTATGACCAACCAGCAAGTACACACATCAAAGATTTAATTGATATGTACAGGGTTAATAATGAAACCGTATATAGTGAAATTGTATCTCAGTATCCTATGTTACAGTATCTAAATAAGAATACTCCTCAGGAAATGGTAGATTCATATATCGAATTAATCAATTCAAAAAATAATCTACAACTTGTAGCATAAAAGGATTAAGACTGATGATGATTTATGAAAATGGTAATTTCATCAGTCTATCCGATTTCTGTCTATCAGAGTCGGTTAGACCAACACAAATCAAATTTGTACCAAATTCAGAGATGGACAACAATAAATTCATCTCTGACACCAGAGTCTCACTATCATTCTTTAAATTTGACTCTGCTTTCTTTATGGTAGCATTTGACAAAACAGATAATATGGTAGCATTCGGAGTATCAGAAAAACATTCTCTTGACCCACATGATTATTCTGATGACAGAAAGAAAACGAGCAAAGCTCTTAAAGTCTTTGGCCATGTTCTATATGTTCTTATGGAGTTGGTAAAACATGACAAACCTAAATTCATTAAATTTGAATCTGCTAATCCAGCTCTAGGTTCTGTATATGATCGAATGGTCAAAAATAAATTTATATCAAAATACATAAGTGATTTTGGATATGAATATAATTGTTTAGTAGAAGGCAAACATATTTACAAAAAGTTGTAGACAAACATGGAACCAGAGTTTATACTGGTTCCGAATTAACCAAGTGAAGGAAAATTATTATGGCTCAAGTGAATCCGATGAAAGACAAATTCCTATCAGATTTAGCAAATGGTCTGGTAGACTTATCTTTGTCAAAAGCAAAACTAGCAAAGTTGTATAACACATCAGAACGGTCAATCGGCCGTTGGTTAGCTGTATCTGGTCCTACTCCAACTCCAGTAAAAGTAGTTGAATATGTTCAAGTTGATGTTGAAGATTGGACTCCAGAATCTGAACAAGATGAAGATGTCCAAGACGAAGTTGAATATCGTGTTATTGCTTCAAAAAAATCAATCAGTGTGACAAAACTGGTTAATGAAGATGTTGTTGGTTCTGTAGTTGTTGATAAAACAAATATGTTATTCCAACAAATCTTTGATGACATTAGTTCGAATGCTCTGAGTCAGGAATCCCTTGAACGTGCATATAACTTAGCTCAACCGGCAAAAGCTCTTGAATATGTAACAGATGGTAAACTTGAAGTAGATGTCAAAAATAACAAAATCTACTTCAACCACAATGAATCACTTCGTGTTGAAGTTGGTGGTTCAATTGTTGACCGGATTACAGAAGGTTTAAAATCAAAGAGTCTTGAAGCAGTTCAACACTTAATGAAATTCCAAACCAAGTTGATGGACAATCCAAGTTTCCGTGCGGTGAATGAATTATACAAATTCATCGAAGCAACAGATATTGAAATTGCAGAAGATGGTGATTTCTATGCTTGGAAAAAAGTTCGGTCAACATATTTTGACATTCATTCAAACACTATGCGTAATGCACCAGGTGATGTATTGCGAGTCCATCGAAACATGGTAGATGAAGATAGTTCACGCACATGTTCACATGGTTTACATGCATGTTCAAAATCATATTTAAGTTATTTTGGTTCATACAATGGTTCTACAGACCGTATTGTCCGAGTCAAAATTAATCCTGCAGACGTTTGCGCTGTACCAGCTGACTACAGTAATGCAAAATTGCGCTGTGCTGGTTATACTGTAATTGATGATGTAACAGATAAGTTCTAACATCATTCAAATTTCAACAACTATATAGGATAGTAGCGAAAGCTCCTATCCTTTTTTATTTTAACCAATATGAGAAATATCATTTATGTCACTTGAAAGAAAACTACCAAATTGGCTTCGGAAACCAACCCATAAAAAAGAAGTTATTGCAACAAGTAAAGGTTGGATTGTAAAAGATACAGGGGAAATTCTTGTTTCTGTGAAAAATCTGGATAAACGGATTGAAGAATATTTTGGATTTTCAGAAGCAAAACCTGTTGACAATTTTATTGTAGAAAACATAGATGTTCCTGTTCCAAATGAAATTGTTTCTGAACCATCACAGGACGAACCTGAACAACAAGACCAATCTGTAGATATTCCATCTGAACAAGAATCTTCTGTAGACACTCCTAGTGATTCTGACAAACCATCTGATGATACAGCTTCTGTTGTAGATGATTTATTGAATCAAGTTGATCCAGACAAGAAAACATGGGTCAGCAAGAATGGCAAAAATAAAATGGTAAAAATGACAGAACTTGAACAGTTCCTATCGGATGGTTGGGACAAAGGTCGGGCAAAGTAATTACTACCAGGGAATAGTATGCAAATTACAAAAGAGAATTTATCGGTTTATGCAGCAAAACACTATGATAATCCGTTTTGTCTTACAGAAGATGAGTTTAAATCTGACTTATTCAAAATTTCAGTTATAAGGAAATTGATTAGTGCATACTATTCCGAAAAGGGTAATGACAATCTAAAGTTGATTGTTAATACCACTATAGGATTTTTCAATGTATTTGAACATCATGCGGCAACCAAGATGTTGGAATATAGATTGTTACCAGAACAACACGAAACAATGAATGCAATTTTATTGTACTTGAACTTGCCTTTAGTTGGCAACAAAGATAAGTTTGATTCTGATATTTTACAGAAATTAATCAGGGAGTATGGAAGATGAATATGTTTCTTAGATTCTTAGATTTTATTGTTCCAAGATTTGTAACCGATGATGCAGCATTTTGCTACAACGAGGTCGAAGATACATTTGAACTAATTTGTCACATTGATGATTTATATGAAGATGAAGAATATCATGCTATAGGTAGAATTAAATCATTTAACTTGTTCGGTTATGGACTATTTTCAAAACTGCATAGTTTACAGATTGTTGACGAAAGAGTAGAAAAAATCTATATGGACAAATATGGTCCAAAATCAATTGTGAATAAATAGGTTTATTTCGGAATAATATATGAAAAGTCTATCTGATTTTATCGTAGAAAAGGCTCCTCCGGGAGCCAAAGCAGAATCTTGGATTCTTGCAAACAAAGAACGGTTCCAAAAAGAATATGGTGATGAATGGGAACAGATTCTATATGCAACTGCATGGAAGATGTTCGGTAAAGGTTTAAACGAAGATACATCTTCACCAACCGTAACCACAGATGGCGTAGCTAATCCTGATAGTAAACCTCTATTCAAATCTTCCAAGTTTGCTGGAATCGACTGCATAGAAGTTGATTCAGATACATACATGAAATGTAAATTCGGAAAGAAATCTCATAGTCGTTGGAATGGTGTTATTGAAGATGAAAATCTTAGGAGTTTTGTTCAAAAACACTATTATAAATCAAGTAAGTTAATCGTATCAGATTCAAAAACTGGTGCAATGACTTATCTAAAACGGTAAAATCATAGGAGCAATTCATGTTATCCAAATTAAAATTGATGTTGGCATCTGCATCTACATGGATTGCTCTATTATGTTTTATCGGATTTTTATCTGTTGCATATCTCTATAAAAAACAAGTTGAAGAAAATACATTACAACAAACTCAGATCATTGCACTACAGACAAACTTAAACAATCTATATGAACGAATTGCCGAAGAGCAAAAAAGACATACTGAACTTCAAAATGAAAAACAGAAAGTGCAACAAGAATTTAATAAGACAAAAACAGAATTAGATAAATTTAAAGGTAGAGAATCTGTAGTTGCTGCAAGACCTACATTGGTTCAAAGACAGATACAGAGATCATTTGATGAGTTCGTTAAATCCATAAATTGTGCCACAGGAGATAAGTCAAGATGCGAGTAATTATAATCCTGTTAGTTTGTTTACTTATGGTAGGATGCAAATCAAATGACATAGTTGTTGAACCACCAAAAGAAACATTAATTCATCCTGAACGACCTGTTGCAGTTAGACCTTATTCCTTTGATTGGAAAGTTGTTGTTCTTGAAGATCAGAGTGTTATAATTGGCCTAAGTTATGACCAATCTTTAGAGTTTAGAATATTCTTAGAGGATATTCGTAGATTTATAAATGAGACAAATAAGACTTTGTGTTTTTATAGATCTGAACTTAAAGAAATCCAATGTCAAATTAAAAATCCATAGTACAGAATCTCACTTTCAATTCACTGGGGTAAACGGCTTGGCGCCAGTATACCAACCCTGGCAGAGTTGTCAACAATTTTTAAAATAAAATTTTGGTAGACAAGTTTCCAAAATCTGTTACTATTAGCTTATCAACAACGTGAAGGAATTTATATTATGAAAACTAAATCAAACAAAAACATTTTTCTGGTAATCGGTACAATCTTAATGTTCGCCGCACTTTGGTTGACTTCAGAAGATGAAGTGAATAGTATCAACCACTATTGCGAAAATGTTTTAGATGGTACCTGGCCAAATTATAAGGAAATCGACTGTGAACGAGACACAGGCTTGTAAACACATCCATTCATTGACAAATAAATCTGATATTCAGAAGTTTGTCAATGAATATGCAAAAACTCATAGTTATGTTCTAAATCCTGATGCTGACTATGCAGCTAATGCTTTAATGGCAGATGCCAACCTTAAATACCATATCGGTAAAATTCTCCGTTGTGCTCATAACAAACTCAAAGAGGTATAATTAAATGTTTGAAATTCCAAAAGAAGGGTATGTTGTCCTTACTGGCCCCGGTTGTCCAAAGTGTGATACTTTAAAGCGACAATTAACCGAATCGGGTATTACTTATACAGAAATTAATGTTCGTGAAAACAAAGATGCTCACATGTTTTTAGTGGAACAAGGTTTCAGATCCATTCCGCAACTGTATATAAATGGTGTACATTCTCAACAACTGAACGGCTAAGAGGTAGTAATGATATCAGAAGTAATCAAACGTGATGGCTCAATTGAGCCTTTTTGTTCTGATAAGTTAAACAAGTGGGCAAAGTATGCTTCTGAAGTAGGTGGAAATTGGTCAGATATTGCTATGCAGACGTTCAAACGTCTGACCAATCCTTGTAAATCGGAAGATATTCATCAGACAATGATTGATGTCTGTGTTGATAAAAAGTCTTTGGAATATAGTCGTGTTGCTTCTCGTCTTGAATTTGCAACCATTCGTAAAAATATGCAATATATTTTTGGAATGGATGATTCTGCATCTTTCCGTGATTTATTAGAAGCATATGAAGATTTCGGAGTTTGGGACAGTTCTTGTATTCCAGAATACAATCCACGGTGGGAAAAGTGGTACAATGAAATCAAAGAAACTCGATTAGAGTATTGGCAAATCAAACAATGGAATGACAAATATGCCTGCAAGATTGAAGACCATGTTGTAGAAACCCCACATCTAGGTTTCATGGGAATTGCATTAGCTTTATATGGTGACAATATTAAAGCTCTGAAATATGCAAAAGCTCTTGTTACTGGTAAAATCAATCTACCAACTCCTGCATTAAATGGTCTGCGCAACGGTGACTGGGACACAATTTCTTGTTGTGTTATTAGTGGCTCAGATACAGTGAAATCAATTGGTGTTGCAAACCACATTGCTTATGAAATGACTGCAAAGAAAGCAGGTATTGGTATTGAATTCACAACTCGGTCTATTGATAATCCAGTTAAAGGTGGTCGTGTTAAACACTTAGGCAAGTGGCCAATTTTTAAAACCACTGACCGAGAAGTGAAGACAATGACACAAATTACACGTGGTGGTAATGCTACTGTTACTGTTTTGTGTATTGACCCAGAAATTGAGAAAATTCTATTATGGAAATCTCAACGTATTGATATTGAAACTCGGATTGACAAGCTGGATTATAGCTTTGGTTATAATGATGCTTTTGTGGAAGCTGTTGTTAAAAAGCAACCATGGCATCTATTCAGCCTTATTCATGCACCAGACCTATATGAACATCTATTCTATAAAGGTTCTGTTGATGCATACAATGCCAGGGTTCAGGAATTAATTGCCAGTGGAGTTCCACATAAGACAGTTGATGCTATGGAATTATTAAAGACATTCCTGACTGTCAGAAGTGAAACTGGTCGATTCTATGACATAAATTTAAGTCGTATGAACAAACATACGCCTTTTATTGATATCATTCGCCAAAGTAATTTATGCCTTGAAATTGCTATCGTATCAAAGGGTTACATCAATATGCAAGATTTGTATTCAGACAAATCTGAAGGTGAAACTGGTTTCTGTTCATTGAGTGCTATAAACGTCGCAAAAGTGGCCGATGATGAATATGAAGAAATTTCTGCTTTGACATTAGAAGCTATTGATATTATGATCGAAAGAGCTCCTATGTTATCTGAATCTATGAAAGAAAGTATCACTAGACGCAGATCAATTGGTTGTGGTATTACAGGTCTTGCTCAGAAACTATATGATTCTGGTTATGACTATGATGGCTCAGAAGCATCTTTAAATTTTGTTCAAGCTATTGCAGAAAAACATTATTTCTACCTGTTGAAAGCATCTCAGAAGTTAGCTAAACGCGATAAAACGTGTGTTGAAGGTGTTGATCTGAATTGGTTGCCTATTGATACAGCGATTAACAAACCTGTTACAGACTTGGATTGGGAATCTCTGAGAGGTAAACCTCGGAAACATTCGGTGCTTGTAGCTCATATGCCATGTGAATCTAGTTCTGCACTATCTGGTACAACAAATGGTCTTTATCCAGTACGGTCAAAAATTGTTACTAAAGCATCACGTAAAGGTAAAGTACAATTTATCTGTGATTCTTTTGTAGAAGGTGTACATAAACCTGCATGGGATATAGACAATACAACATTATCCCGTTATTATGCAAGAATTCAAGATTTCACCGACCAAGCAATTAGTTGTGATTTCTATGTTGTACCTCTGCGGTTTGATGGTGGTAAAGTTCCAATGTCACAACTGATTAAAGAGTGGGTCATTCACGCCAAGTTAGGCAACAAGACAAGATACTATTTGAATACCAAAGATTCTAATGGTGGCACCATACAGGATCAAATCGTTCCAGAAGAAATTCAGGAAGATGATGGTTGTTCAAGTTGTAAGTTATAATCAAGGGGCTTCGGCCCCTCTATTGGAGTATTAAATGAGTGTATTCAATCCAAACAACAAAGGCCATGAAACTGGAAAGTATCCTATTTTCTTAGGTGACGATTTAGGTTTGTTTGATACCATCAACGTAGCATACCCCGAGTTAGAAAGGTTATATCAAACCCAATTAAGCCAAATTTGGAATGAGTTTGAGGTAGATTTAACCCAAGACAAAATGGATATGCTCTATGCCCCTAAAGAAGTTACTGACTTGATGGTTAAAACTATTAGCTGGCAACATTTGGTGGACAGTGCTGCTGCTAAGTCAATCACTTCTATTCTTATTCGTCATTGTACTAACAGCGAAGCAGAGGGAATGTTCCAAGCACAGGCATTATTTGAAGTTATTCATGCCCGTACATACTCACATATCATTAAGCAGACGTTTGTAAATCCAACGCAAATGCTGCACGATACCTACGTTAATACTCGGGTATTGAAACGCTCAGAAGTGATTGTAGACACGTTTAATTCAATCTACAATATGCCTATTGATACACCACGAAAAGTCATGGTTCGTGAGTTGATTAAGACCATGTTCGCCTTAATGGGGCTTGAAGCAATCTCTTTCATGGGTAGCTTTGCGGTAACTTTTGCTATAGGTGAAACTGATTTATACCAAGGCATCTGTAAACTGGTTGGGTTGATTTGTCGCGATGAGATTCTTCATGCCCGTATGGACTATGCGGTATTAGTTAACCTATTAAAAGACCCTGAGTGGAAGGAAGCATTCGAAGAGTTGCGCCCTTACATTAAGAAGATTCTTGATTCTATCATCGAGCAAGAAACATCGTGGACAGATTACCTGTTTAGTGAAGGTCGTCAGGTTGTAGGTTTAAATGCTATTCTATTAAAGGAATACATTTACTACTTAGCATATCCAATCTACCAGGCGTTTGGTATTCAATTCGACTTCCAGATTGTTAAAGAATTGCCTTTACCTTATATGCTGGAATATATCGACACCAGTGTCGTACAAACAGCAGCTCAGGAGTTACAGTTAAGCAACTATAACATCGGGGCAATCGAGGACGACACAGACGACTTAGATTTAGAAAATCTAGAGTTTTAAAAAAATCTTAAAAAAGGGGCTTGATTATGGCCCCTTCCTTCTTTATACTTGTGAAAGTTAAGTGAAGGGAGTTTATATTATGAATGAATTAGTGAACCTCATTAAAGAATACGTAGCACAAGCCCACGAAAACTATGCTAAAGTCCAAAAGCGTATTATGGACAAAGCAGCAACCGCAAACCATGACCTTTCTCCTACTATAGACCGATTCGGTCGTATGCACGCACCTTGCGATGGATATGAATGGGATGATAGAATTTTTCCAGGCGGTGCTTACTTACCATTCCCGATGGAATTTTGGGAAATGTTATCAGAACAGGCAGGGCGTCCAATAGGTCCGGGCTCTTACGAAGGTAAAGGAGCAAGAAAACACCGTATTAAAGTGACTGTCGTTGAAGCAAACGAATTAGAAGTTGCGTTAAAAGATTTTGCAGTTGTCGGTAAAGGTAAAACATGGGATGATGGTGTTTCATGTTATGTTTACATCGAAACTTCACGTTCTGGTTTAAGTGAGCTGGTAGATACATACCACCAAGAACAGTTGGCTATAAGAAAGGCTAAAGAGGATGCCGAGAAAGCTGCTAGACACGCCTTAAAAGGTGAAGCACCGGAAGGTCGTGTTAGTGTTAAAGGCAAAGTTTTAGCAGTTAAGGTTCAAGAGCAGGAACAATTCAGTTACTATTCTCCCACTCACGTATGGAAGATGTTGGTAGAGTTAGAAAATAAATCTACCGTATGGGGAACAATACCATCGTCAATCGAAGAGTTAGGCTCAGGAGACGAAGTAGAGTTTACGGCGACATTTACACGGGCGGCGGATGATAATACTCACGCATTCTTTAAACGTCCATCTAAAGCAAAACGCACAGCGGAGGCAGCATAATGCAAATGACAGAAGATTTAATTTACGTAGCAAGAAACTTGGCTCATGCAGTAGATAAGTTAATTGACCTACACCAAAGACCGATATCCATAACCAATGAATTGGGCCTATATATTATAGTGAATGAATCTCCTACCATTGATGAAGATTGGAGAAAGGCTTTAGTAGGTGCCCTAAATGATCGTGACATTCTATCCGTAAAAGATGGGAAGCGTTTGTCTAGAGTAGGTTGCTCTTCAGAAAATAACTTTATAATTGATCTATATGATGTGCTACAATTATTTCCAGATAAAAGACTTGTTGACGAAATAGTAAAATTAAATTGGGTAACGAAATGATTCCAAAATTTAAAGTTGGTGATATCTGTATAATCATTAAGGCAAGTAATCTTACGAACATTGGCAAACAAATTACAATCGTCGAAGTGTTAGGTACGTTGAAAGTACACAAAAGACATTATGTATTCTCAAAACCCGAAGAGTGGTTCATACCTAGAGTAGATGAGCCTTATTATATCGTTAAAGGTGACGGGTTAGTTGATGGTGCTGGTAAAGTCGGTATTGTGATGGCTTGTAACGAGTC